GAGCTTTTTACCCAATTTTTAGGTTCAATTTGACACCCAATGTCAATAGTGTAAACTGTTATCATGGTTTGGTTTTCAAATCATAGTAACGAGCCAATAAGGGAGATCCGAAAAATGGCTAAATTAATAACACTAACTCAACTAAAAAAATCGTCTAGAGACTATGACGGTGTAACTAAAAACGGTAAAAATTTTACCAAAAAATTATCCTATACCGATATAGAAAATATTTGGGCTAATTACTCAAATACTACATCAGTTCTGAGAAATATATTAGGATTGATCGGGATTAAAGGTATAGATTTTCAATATGGAAAAGCTAACACTCAGAAAAAAGGGGATTTAGTAGCCATAATGAACAAAAAAGAAAACGGAAAATTCAAAAAATTGATTATCGATACTTACTTTGAGATAACCAATAATGATTTCTCTACTTTTCTAGATAAAAAATACGTTCAGTATTCAGGAGGTATAGTTGATAATGGAATAAGAAAACTATCATAGTAGTTTAATTTGGTTTGAAAGCTAGAAGCTCTGCTTTAAAAGATAACGTTAAGATCACTTTTAATTCAGGGCTTGTGGTGACGAAAAACCAAAA